CCGCCACCGCCACCACCACCGCCAGTACCACCACCACCGCCAGTACCACCAATTCCACCAGCGCCAGCAACCCCTGAGCCAGCAGCACCGCCCGCAAGACCAGAAATACCAACGTTATTTATTGCTCCACCAGTTACTGCTCCACCAGCGCCGCCAGTAGATACCGTTGTAATCGTCTGTGTGCCGCTTGTTAGCGTAGATGTACCTCCAACACTACCAACCGTTACCGTAAGCGTTGCACCCGCAGTAAGACCTGTAAAGTATTGGATAGCCAAACCGCCACCAGCACCACCAGCGCCGCCGCCGCCCGTAGCTATATACGCGGTGTCTCCAGCGCCGCCAGCAGTGCCATTAGCACTACCACCAACCACAGTCACCTTTAAAGCAGTAACGCCAGAGGGGATTGTGAAAGTACCAGAGGAGGTAAAGACTTGTCCTAAGATGCCTGGAATACCCGCTGAACCTGCTGTGGCAGCAGTAACGCGTCCCTTAGCGTCAACAGTTACGTTTGCTGTCGTGTAGCTACCAGCCGTCACGCCACTAGCCGATAGAGTAGTTACATTGCCTACTGAGGTTACATCTCCTGTGGAGTTTGCATTGACCATAGCTGTACCTGTGGCATTACCTGTACCACCGTTGGCTACTGCTAGTGTTCCCGCAAGTGTGATAGCCCCTGTCGTTGCTGTATTCGGTGTTAATCCAGTAGTGCTGCCGCTAAATGATGTAACGCCACCACTTGCGCCAGATGTTGCCGCTGTGATTCGTCCTTTAGCGTCTACTGTAATGTTTGACGAGGTATAGCTACCTGGCGTTACTGCTGTGTTTGATAAGGTTGTAGCGTTACCCGCTGAGGTTACATCGCCTGTAAGGTTAGCGTTGGTGGTAACAGTTGAGGCAAGCGTCGCATTAGCAACTGCACTGGTTATCTGTCCACCAGAAATGGATTTATTGGTAAGCGTGGCGACCGCAGCACGTTCAGTCGCATTACTGGTATTGTCAACATTACCAAGACCTACCATAGCTGACGTGATACCCGCAACCGTGCCTGTAAACGTAGGAGAAGCTAAAGGTGCTTTTAAATTTAATGCTGTTTGCTGCGCTGTTGATACGGGTTTGTTTACGTCTAAAGTATTATCAACATTATTAAGAGCTGTGGCTGTTTTAAGGGCTGCTGACGTGACCGTACCAGTTAAACCCGCAACACTAGCAACGGGGCCACCAGCGATACTTGCCGCAGATGCTGCCGCATTATTTGCGCTTGTTAGTGCGTTACTTGCTTGTGTAGAGGCTGTGGAGGCTGACGTGCTTGCGCTTGTTGCGCTGTTAGAAGCGTTAGTGGCTTGGGTCGTTGCTGTGCTTGCACTGGCGCTCGCATTGCTTGCTTGCGTTGCGGCAGTTGATGCTGATCCACTTGCCGACGTTGCTGACGACAAGGCAGCTGTGGCAGATGCAGCGGCTGCTGTGGCTTGCGTGGAAGCTGTGGAAGCGTTACCAGAAGCCGATGAAGCGGAACTTAGGGCGTTTGTGGCGCTAGTGCTGGCGTTAGTAGCTTGGGTCGTAGCCGCCGCAACCTGCACCGCAATGGCGGCGTTGGCGGCTGCTAGGTACACCGCTAAATCGTTTGGGTCTTCCTGCTGCACGTCCGAGACGTTCTTTGCAACAAAGCCGTCAGCCGTAACCAGCATGGAGTAGCGCCCGTTGGCAGCGTAAAACTCAAAATAACCCAGCGAATCAGTCGTTAGCGGGTTATCTTTTGCAATCGTCCCCGCGCTATCAGAAAATAAAGACGATAGCGTTGTCCCGCCATAGGCAAAGATCGACACCGAGCCGCCTTTAATGATAGCCCCGTTGCTACCTAGAATCGTGTCGAAATACTTTTGCATGATTAAACGCGTCCTTCCCAGATACGAAATGCGGCCAGCGCGGGGTCGTTCAGCATGGCTTTGGCGTGTTTGGGTTCAGCGCAAAACTCGTCAAATTTAATGCCCACCCGCGTCATGTAGCTTTCAACGGCAAGCATGGGTATTTCAGCCGCGTGGCGCATATCTTTCGTGCCCGTCATGCCCATCGCTTGCATGCCCTTGGCGTACTCCGCAATCGGCGTGAAATCTTGCGAGCGCTTGACTTGAAAGGTATGATCTGCGCCTTCTAAAAATTGCGTTTGAATCGCGCTCATGCAAGGTTTTCCAGCGGGCTGACTTGCACCACGCCATTAGCACTTACGGCAATCACAGCAATGTGTGTCGTACCGCTTGTTGTAAGGCAAACCGCGTCGCCAGGCTGCACCTGCAAATCGGAGACGACGGCAGTTTGAGCGCCATAGCCGATGCGGATGCAAGCGGGCTGTGTCGCTGCAATGCGGATTAAGCGGGGCACATCACCCGCCGAGCCGAACGGGATAGCCGCGCCGTTTGATGTGGCGGTAGAGGCCAATTGAATACCCGTCTTGCTGACGGTAATAAAGTCGTGAGCCATGTAGCCCTCCTGCGCAATCACTGCGTTTAGTTGAAAATGGAGATCGGGCTTTCCACCCGAATCGGCCTTGTTAGGCTAGGTCAAAGATTACAGAATGTCGCGCACGGCGGCGCTTGCTTTCTCTTGCTTGGCTTCCAAGGTGTACTCGGTCACCAGCACTTTGCCCACACCGTCAAAGGTGTTAGGCAGGTCTTGCATCGACGGCGCTGTCAACTCAGCCAGTGCCCAGTAGTCCATGTCCAAAATGAACACGGTGCGCGACCGCATAAAGCGGTTTGGCACAATCTTGAGCGTGCCGAAGTCGGACACGTAGATCGAGATGGCGGCGTTCAGCGTCTGGTCAGCATCCTTAAAACGGGTGCTGTTGCCAGTAAACGTGCTGAAGGTCTGCTTGGCAGCAGGTGGCACCATGATGAGTTCTGGCGTACCGCCCGATGTGTAGGCTGACTGCAAAGCCGTTTTGAGCAAGGTCTCAGTGAACGCGCGCTGTGTGCCGTCCGTAGAAGCGGTGCCTGGGTCGGTCAAATACGAACCAGCGGTGTAGCCTGTGTGGGCATCCACGTTGGTTTGAATCCATCCTTCCAAGCCACGCGTCTGACGTGCGACACTGGACGAGCCAGCATTGGAGGTGCTGTTCTGAGTCAGCGCCACTTCAGTATCACGCTTCAGCTCTTTCGACACGTTAGCCATCTGATAGGCCAGCATGTTTTTCATGCCGTACGGGTTGGACGCTTGCTGTGTACGAGACACGGCAACGACCTTGGAGCTGATCTGCGTGCGGTTGAACAAGCGAACGGGCACGGGGCGCGTACCCGCGGCGAACGTATCGCTCTCAAGTTGCGCGTTGTTAGCAGCGGCGGTCAAATCATCGGTGATGAATTCATGCTTCGTGCTAGTTGCTTTGGTCTTCTTGAGGGCGCTCAAGAAGGGCGTATCCATTGGCGCGATATTTGCGATGACGTCAGAAACGTCTTCTGCATTGACCAAGGAGTTGTAGGTAAACGTCGTACCTGCGTTTGAAAACATTGCCATTTAAATTTCCTTTAAAACATTTTTGCGAAAAGAGCCGCAGCGTCTTCTGCTTTGCCACTCTTGCGAAGGGCTTGCATATCCGTTGTGCGACCATCGGTAGGGCGTGATACGCCAGGCTTTTCCATGCGCGGGGGTAGCTTCTCGACGGTCTTGACCGTCTCCTTTGCCTTCGCCATCATTTGCCTGTACAGCATGGCTTCGCGTGCCAGAATCACGGTCTTGTGATCTGTCAATTGCGATACCTGCTCGGCTGAGTAACCACGTTCTACCAAGTGTTTTGCGATTGCCGTTTTCTCTGACGCTGCTTTGGCGTTGTCTTTCCACGTCGGCAGGTTGGCAAGTAATTGCTCCGCTTCGTTGGCCAACATTTGCTGCATCGCTTGAGCGTTTTGCGCTTGCGTTTGTTGCTCTGTGCGAGCTTGTTCCTGCCGAGCGCCTTGATAAGCTGCTTGTCTTTGTTGATAAAGGTGCTGCTGTTTCAAATACTCGACGGGATCGTTTTCTAGCAGGGCTTCCCAATCGGGCGCTCTGCTTAATTGTTCGCCTAATGCGGCGGTCAATTGGTTTAACTGGTTCTGGTACTGGGCGCGTTCACTTTGAATCTGCGCGGCGACCTGATCGACTTGCTGGCGCTGGGCGGATAGCTCCATCGTTTTCTTGGTGTAGTCTTGCTGGCGCGAGTAGCCCTTGAGTAGCTCGCCCTCATCAACCACCACATCCTTGCCGTCCACCCTCACCGTGTAGCTCTTACCCTCGGGCTTTTCCTCGTCCGCCTCGGGTTCGGGCTTTTCGTCTTTCACCTCAATCTCGTCAGGTACTTCAAGCTCGGTCGGTGGTGCGCGTTCTGCCTTTTCTGGCGGTGGCTCACCAAATGATTTACCTAAAGCCGCTTCAAATGCCGCTACTGTGTCGGTAGCGCCAGATTCCATTACTGGAGTGTCTGTATCCATGATTATTTCCTAGTCGTTGAACGGGATTTCCACCCGCCCCCAGCGCATCTCTGCGTTTGGATTCACCAACAAAAAAGCCCCACTGAAGGGGCATCCATAGCGTGTTGGCTTCGCTTAGATTTCGATAACTAAACCTGTTGACAGCATGACCGAGGGTTTGCCGTGACTAATGGGCGCTTCCGAGTAGCAGCCGCTGTAATCGGTAGGACATTCGCCATCAAAGTAAACCCGCGTGATACGCGCTTCGCGGTTGTCAAACTCCCACTTGTACAGCGCTTGGTCGTACTCAGCCCACGTTAATAGACTTCCTTCGCCCAGTCCTTTGCCCGCTGCACCAGCGTGCGTTCCTGCTCTAGTTGCAGGCTCGCTAACTTGCCCGTCTGCGCTATCTCGTTTATATGGTCGCCCACGTTTTTTAGTAATTTCTGCATCAGCCATATTCTTTCCCGCCCTTCAGAATCACGAACGGGCGAGTCTGCCCATTCTTTTGTTAATCGGTCATTTAATAAAGTGAAGGCCTCGACGATTAAGTCGTCCGCCATCAGCTCGTTGGCACGTTGCCCGCGTGTGGCTTCGCTGCGTAATTGACTTTCCGTTTGTGGTGTCACTCCATCACCTCATTGTCATTAAAGCCGCTGACAAGCTCGTTACTTGCTGCCTGCTGCGCTGCTATGCTGGCAAGGCTAATCGCGCTTCCTGCGCTGATCTGGGCAACTTGGATGCGTGTCGCTGCCTCTAGCTCTGCAAGCTCACGCGCCGCCGTTTGCTTCATCTGTTCAATCGCCATTGCGTGATTGAGTTTGGCGTTGTTATGGTCTTTTTCTAGCTCGCTTCTAAACTGCTCAAGTTGCGCTTCCTTCTCCGCCTTCGCATCTTGCTGCGCCGCCTCTACCGATTGACGGTGTTGGTCAACCTTGGCTTGCATTTCAGCTTTGTCGCGCTCGACTTGAATGTTCAACTGCGAATCAACTTGCTTATGTTGCCCCGCCGCCTGCAATTCCATCTGCTTAATCTGCATCGCGCTTTGGTCTTTGGCTTGCTGCAAAGCCATCGCCAACTGTCCCGCTGCTTGCGCTGGATCGGGCGCTGGCGGCGGCATCTTAGCTTTAGTCTCAGGGTCTTTCGGGTCGCTAAAGAATAAACCCGCTTGTTTGTAGCCAAGCGCCTTTGCTAATTTGTCATGCGCTGCAAACACGTTATCAGGTGTCACCACGCCCATGTGGAACGCGCCTTGCTGCGTTTGAATCATCGACAATAAATGCTGCACTTCTTGGTCTTTATTACCCGTGCCTAAGCCCACGTTGATGGTCATGTCGTATTGATTTTTCCACGCGCGTGGGTCAATCGACAGCCATTTGCCCGCTACTTTAATCTGCGCTTCTTTGTCTTGGTTTTGACTCACCAACTTCAAGATCATGCGAAATAGCTCTTTCACGCCCGTTTCGGCAAACTCACGCGCAATCAGTTCAACCCGTGCGTCTTCGCGTGCCGTGCGTATGCTTGCGCCCGTGGCAGTTTGATTCATAGCGTCAGCGTTGACACCTTGGGTGTTGCGCGTGAAGCCCGTGCGCTGCTCTTTTTGCAGCTCAAGGTAATCAAGCAATTGGTAAGAGCCAGCCGCATCTGCCGAGCCTTGGTCTAACCTGCCTGCCATGCCCGCCTGCTTCATGCGCACGACACCGCCAGGGCGTGAGGTGAGTAAGTCGTCAAGGTTGACTTGCCCCTCGACGGCAAAGTATCGCCCGTTGACCGATAAGCTCAGGTTATCCAAAATAGCGCGTGTCGCCACGGTCTTGTGCTTTTGAATCTCTAGCGCTTGGTCGGCTGGGCACAGTCCAAAGAACTGATGCGGTAGCGGCGTGGGCGTGATCGATACAAACGGCGGGCCATCGCACTCCTCGTTATCTAGCAAACGGTTGCCTGCGCGTGTCAACTTGCGCCACTCGGCAATGCCGTCGCCGTTCGCATCAATGCGCATGTAGCACTCAGTCACCCATATCTGCTTTTGGCTTGGGTCGCCTGGCACTTCGTTTGCGCCGCTTTGCCAACCCGTCTCGTCGTTGAACGTAATGCGCTCAATTCTTTCTGCTGAAAGGCTGGCCTGAATGTCATCACTCGTCAAGTCGTCGGTGTTCCTGTAACCCATCGACTTCAAATCACTGATCGTTCTTAGCACCTGGTGCGCCACAAATCGGGCGTCTTCAATCGAGCGTGCATCGCGGTTCAGCAAAAATTCCTCGGGCGGCACGTTGTAAATCTTGACCTGCTTGTTCTCTTTAGTCCGCTTGCAAGCCACATCGTGCAGCATCTTTGGCGGCAACGATTGGATGTGCGCCATATGCTCTTGCAACTGCTGAACCGCTTGAATAGCTTGCGTGTTCGGCTGCATCACGCCCTGTGGCTGACCGGGCGGTGCAGTCATGGGTTGCTGCGCAGCGTGCATCGCCTGCTCCAACTGCTGGGCCATGCCTTGCAGGGCTTTCTGGCGATCTTCTGCGTCATCTTCATCGGGTTGCAGGGTGTGCTCGATGATCTCCACCTCCTCGTCGTCCGCCAAAATCGCCAAATCTTCGTCCGATAAGCCGTTATATTCCTCACGCGCTTCGACCGTGGACTCGTCCCACATCACTTTCAAAATGCCGTTCTTTTGCAGCAACGCGTCCGTCATCCACGTTCGCATGATCTGGAAGCCAGGGTTCTGCCGATAGAAAACATAGTTGATGTAATCCGTCACCTGCGAAGCAACTTCTTCGTCCGCTTGCTTTTGCGGTGCAAACTCCACCACGTTATCCCCCGAGGCAAAGACTTTAAGCAGCGACGGCATCAAGCCGTTGACCGTATCAGCAACGCTTGAATCGACAAAGGACGAGCGCCCTTCGATCTCTGGCGGCGCTAAGTCACCCACGGCGCGGCCAAGGTAATACTGCAAATTCTTGCGGCGTGCCTCAGACAAGCGTCCCGTTCGGTAACCTGTGCTTTGCCTGATTTCGTTGCCCGTCAAAGCTAATAGCTCGTCTTCGGACATGGGTGTTTTTTTTGTCATAGATTAGGGGCGCATCTCAGCGATACCTGTAATTGATTTTTTAATAAGCCGTTCCCATCGAGGGGTAATTAAGAGCGCCGCCCCATTCGTCGTTTGATAGCTGATCTGCGACCAAACCGAGGTAACGGGCAACGTCCGCGCCGTGTGAATATTCGTCATGCAAGGGGCGCACCGCTTCACCCGTCTTTGCCGATATGTTCCAGCGATAGCGCTTTAAACATTCCACCAGCCGAGCCGTTCTTTCTTTGTCAAAATAAATGCGCGGGAATAACTCTCGCAGCCTGTCAATGCCGCTGTTGATCGACGTGCTGGGTACTTTCTCGACGCTCCAACCAAGCCCTTGCAAGATCGTAGCGTCGTCTTTGCCGCTTTGGTGACGCACATGAAACCCATCATGCGGCAAGTAAATATTGCCCCAGTTCATAGGCTGATCGTCTAATCTGAGGCTCTTTAGCTCTGCGCTGTAATCAGCCAAGATGCGCTGGTTGCCCTCGATGTAGTGAATCACCCGCACCTCAGATGCTACCTTTTGCACCAAGATCAACGTCATGCTGTCCGCCATGCCCAAGTCGAACACCACATGCGTTTTCAAGCTGCCGTCATGCGGTACTTTGCGAATGCGTCCGCCTGCAATCGACTGACTCATCGCGTCAAAGTAAATCGCGCCATCAACCGCTGGCTTGCACATGCCTAGCCACGTGTGCCGATAGTCATCAACCCGCATGGTTGCTTCGGCGTGTACCCTCTCCGCCTCTAGCACAGCAGGGAAATAAGGGTTGTCGTTGTAATTTAATAGGACGTTGACGCAATCAGGCGGCGGACTGGTGACAAACATCTCGTGTGTCGCATCCGTCTCCAGCTCTGGGTTGTACGTCACCCAAATCTCACTGCCTTCTTTGCGAATCGTTGGTGTCAGCGTCTTCCAGCTCTTGGCAGAGATGGCTTGCGCTTCCTCGCACCAGCAAATGTCCACGCCCTCAAACGATTTCAAAGCCGTGGCGGTAATGTCCGACAAGCCACTAAAGTAAATGCACGAGCCATGTGGCCCTCGTATCTCCGTTTGCAGCACTTCAAATATGCCCGTCAACCCGAGCGATTCAATCTGATCCGTCAGTAATTGATGGACTGACTGCTGGATTGACTTTTGAATCTCACGCGTACACAGCACACGGGTTTTTTGTTGCGCACAGCGTAGCAAGATAGCTCTGGCAAAACTCCAAGACTTGCCGCTTCCCCTTCCACCCCGCGCCACTTTGTAGCGGGCAGGCTTGAACAAGAATTGCAGCATTCTGGGAAACCGCGCATCGACGTTAATCGAAGTTGACATTGATATGCACCGTGCCCGACACATCAAGCGCCACCTTGTCAATCGCTATGCCCGATGCTTTACCTCTTGCTACCTCAGCGCTGATGGCGGCGCTGTATTGCTTTTCCTTAGCTGCCATATTGCGCAGCTTCATTAAGTCATCTAGGTGGCTTTCTAGCGTGATCTGGGCGCGTTCTACGACTGGTTTGCGTAACTCTGCCACCCTACCCGTGACCTCCCCGTTCGCCATTAGTTCAGACGCGCGTTTGTTAACGGTTTCGGCTTTAGTCGTTGCGCTTACGTTATACGCTGCTCGGTAAGCATCCGACTGGTTAACCCCAGTCACAATGGCTTGGGCGAAGGCTTCTTGCTTAGGTGTGAGCGCCATTACGCTACCTCATTCAATTGGAGCGCACGGATAGGTGTTGCACCTTCCAGCACTGGAGGGTGTCCAGTGTCCTGCTCTTTCGTGCGCGTGATCTTTTCGCCGCGATACATGCTCGCGCCCATTTCTTCGATTTTACTAAATGGAAGGATTGGGACAGTCAGGCGTTCGCGAGCAGACGGATTTAGAAAATATATATATCGAAGTTGAAACCCTTGCATTTTTTCAGCACCAGCAGGCATTTTTGCGCCGCCACCTGCCTTTAAAATATAACGCCCCTTACTATAAGTGATCTTAGCTCCGATTGTCCCGTCAACCAACCTTATAATAGATGAGTTCTTTTTTATGCTAGTTAAAGAGAACCCACTGGCTCTGTAAATAATACCATCGCCTGATTGAGTAGCATCCGAATATGAAACAATCCATTCTATATGTGGGTATGTTCTTTTTATCATCCTAAACGCGACACCAAGCGCACGGCTTTCACTATTTCGTGGCAACCTATCAGAGAACGCCATTCGGTTTAATTCTAAAAATCCATTCCACCCAGTTCCATCGACAAGCCCCTGCACTTTCCGCTTATCCATTGACGGACCGAATTGCATTGCACCTTCCATCCTTCCATTTAGGAAAACGCCAAAATGTAGCTGACTGTTGTTTACTATTGACCCGCTGTAATGGACGCGGCGAACTAATGCAGAGGCATCCTTCGCGCTTATCGGTTTAACAACCAAATCCTTTGCACTAGCCATGTGATTTCAACCATTCCGCGCAAATCAAAGCCAACGCGTTGCCGTTTGAATTTTCGTTTAGACCAGTATCCACTAACGGATTTGTACGCGCCAGTGTTAACGCGTCACCAACTATTGCCACCTGCTCGTCGTGCAATGTGAAGGTTTTTTGCTGAAATGGCTCACGGTCACCATCGTTTAGCGTGGGCATGTCATCCAGCGGCGCAACTTTTGGCAGATCATCAAAACCCATAATAGATATGTCAAAACCGTCATCACCTAATTCTGATAGCTCAGACTGCAATAATTCCTCGTCCCAGCCCGCATTCAGCGCCAGCTTGTTATCCGCGATCACATACGCCCGCTTTTGCACGTCATTCAGGTGCGATAGGCGAATGCACGGCACTTCTGCCAGTTTCAGCTTACGCGCTGCCAGTATGCGTCCGTGCCCTGCTATCACGCCGCCGTCAGCGTCTATCAATATAGGGTTAGTGAAACCGAACTCTTTGATGCTGGCGGCTATTTGTGCCACCTGCGCGTCGTCATGGGTGCGGCTGTTGCGGGCGTATGGGATTAAGTCTTTAACCCTGACCGTTTCAATTTGCGTAAGTGTCATAGTCGGGTGCTTTGCAGCGTGTCCGTGGTTGAAATAAAAAAAGCCCCGAAGGGCTAAAGACCATGAACAATGATCTAGGAGAGACTTAAAAAAACCACCTGATATTGCTATCGGTGGTTTATGTGATGTGTGCGGTATCGCTTGGCGTGCCGTGGTTGACTATCCCCGTCTCTACAACTTAAACGCAACTAACCTCGGCCTTGTGCCCTATGCGTATGCGCTCGCTACATGTCTATTATCGTAGCTAATGGCACTCTGTCAACTATCCCTACTAGGGTTTGTCAGCCAAGGTTCACGATCATCTGCCGTGCATCGGTCAATAACTGATACAGCCCTTGCTTGGTCTGCGCCATTTCGCGCCGCGCTAATCCAACGGGCTTGTTAGATGTGTAGCACCATGCTAAACACCGCCTATGCTCAATGGGTAGCCTCACCATCAGCTTTTGCACTCGTTGCGCGTCTATGCCGTCCACCACGTTGCGCATCTCTGGCTCGTGCCACTGCCGCCAGTTGGACCTGTATTCACGAAACATGGGCGATATTGAATTAGGCTCTCTATCCCTGAACCACTCGCCCCAGTTCAGAAGCCGCTTATGCACGGCGCTGTGCGATTCTTTAATGTGATTGAAATCGAGGTAGGTGTCTTTACTCATACGCCGCCCTGTGCTTGTTTGCCATTAACGGCATCCCACAGCTTAAAATTTTGCACCACAAACTTGCGCGTGAAATCGGCAAGGTTCGAGCCGTCCAACAAGGGCTGCGCTTGGACGATGGATTTATAAATTGCCATCGTGATCTGTTGCAGGTCGTCCGATATGTGTAGCACCTGGGCGTAGTTGTTTGACGGCATCACGTACCACTGGCGCTTGGCTATTTCGTCACTTAGCCTTGCGGCAATAAAAGCTATTTTTCTGGGAGCTGGTAGTAGCAGCTCGTGTTTTATGGCTGTTGCCTTATCTTTTTTTGCGTGGTATTTAATGGCCGCAAGTGATAAGCCTAAATCGGCGGCTATGGCTTTTTGCTTCATGCCGCGCTTTTTCATTTGTTTAACTTTTTGATTAGTCGTCATTCTTTGCCTTTATTTGTTTTGTCATTGCTCTGTACTGCGTGACGATGGCCTGTAATCCATCAATCGTGTATTTCCTCACGCATTGATCTGCCTCTAGGCGTTCAACGGCTATTTGTCCGATACGCCCAATCAGCAGGCGGCGGTACTCAATCGCGTTGCCCGATAGGTAACGGTTGCATTTTTTGCACTGCCCGTGGGCGTTTTGATCGTCAAAGCGCAGGTGCGGTGCGCTGCCCACAGACCTGTAATGCCCACAGTCGTAACCGCCGCCCACCGCGCCTACTGTTAAAGCCACGCCACAGCTAATGCAGGCTTGGTGCATATCACGGGCGCGGACGTAGCCGTTGAACGCCACCTGCGCATCCTTTACCCAGTCAGAGCGCGTCTTGAGCGCGTCTTTGCGTTGTTTGGTATCAGCTCGCGATCTTTTCTCGACGGCTAGGCTTGCCAGGTCTTTGGCGCGTTTGGCAATCTTTACGGCGCACTCAATGCCGCAAGCCAGTTGCCACGGGCTGCGCTTGGTGTAGGCGGCGCGGCACACTTTACACTTGTGCGTTTTGACTTTGCTAATGGTGTCCATGCGTGCGCCTCAAAATTGCCCACGTCACCAAGAAGCCAGCGGCGTACACAATGACGACGCACAGCAAGTAAAGGGCGCTCATTCCGTCACCCCGTCGCTTAGGGTGATACCGTTGGTAGTTGCCCACGCAATAACGTACTCGATCAATTCCGCGCAGTCCCTTTTAGATAGCTGGCTCGTCCTCTCATACACAATGTCAATGCCTTGGCCGTCCAAGGCTTGATACATTTGTACGCCGTCACCCCGGGCACGTAGCCACGCCGCCGTCAATAGGCGCTTCCATACGTCTATCGGTAGCATCGCGTTTCCCCACTCTTTTTGCTTTGCCACATCACCAAACATGGCGTGTAGCTTGGCGTTTTGTTCGCCGTTGCGTGTCGCTTCGCGTACCGTAATCTCGCACTTGTTGCCTGCGACATTCATGGCCTTGACGTAAGGCCATAACTGCTCGTCTAGCATCTTGCGAGACTGGCACGGCTCATGGGCAATAAATAGGCGCTTGCTCATGCCAACTCCCCATATTCGTGTGGATATGCCAGCGCGTTCATCGCGGTCGCTTCACGGCTTCGCGCAGTTCCAATTCTTTGTTGACCTTGAAAACCATCAAGTGCCACGCCACAAATTCGTCCAGCAGCCGCTTTGAGGAGGCGGACGCTTGCGCCATCGAAGTCGATCTCTTTTGTACGGCTTTTATCAAGCGTGCCCAGCAAGCGGTACATGCTATTGAGTGATCGGCGTGGCGTGGATTGGAGGCGTGTTTCGTACATTCGTTGCATCGCTTCAAACCTCATCTTCCACGGGCATGACAGGCGGCGTGTTTCGCACCGTTAAACCAATCCATTCGATAGGGTCAACGGGTTGCAGCGTGGCGAAACAGCTTTTAACCGTCACCCCACCTTGCGTAAACTTGTCCGCAAAGCGGTTGGTCGCCAACGGCAGGATTTTGTCAAGATTCGGGATGCCGTCCGTCACCATTTCGATAATGAATTTTGTTGTGGTGGTCATAGATCGCCCGTGATCTGCAAAGCAGAAATAATGTCCTGCTCGGTGTAATCCGTGCTACCCGCTTTGATGGCGTTTAGTACGCTGTGGGCGTAGGCTTTTTCATTCATGCTGCTACCGCCTCGCGTTTAAACGTGCTCATGATCGCTGCCAGCCTTGCCTTTTGCTCAGGCGTTGGTGGTTTGCCACTTTGGTCAACCTCTAGGCGCAGCGATGGCTCTTTTGGTAGCTCTCCATCCCATCCTTCTTTAAACTCTCGCGCAAGGGTGTATTCCCACGATTTACGGCAATCTTTGAATGACTTTGATTTCAGCTCAAAAGAAAACTCGCAAGCGGCACGATAAACGGCAGGATGCGACCAATCGCCAACCTTTCCCGCTGCTCGTTGCCTCATGCAATCGCAAGCCTCTAACCATGCAATTTCAGAATCCAAAGTCGGACGGCAAAGGTGCAAAAACTCACCCATAACGGGCGCAAACTTTCTGGTTTGACAAGCGTCAATCCCGCGTGCAATTTCCGCTGGTTTGTAGCCGCCAAGGGCTTGTCCCCATTCGCCTTTAACCGTATCGGCTGGTACGCCAGCAAACAAGTCCGCCATTTTTGTGCCAAGTTGACCAGATAAGCGTTCAAAAATTCGTTCGGTCCATGCGCTAGGCAGGCTCTTCGACTCGCTCAACAACGCGGGTTTCAACTTCGATAAATCCGTGAGCGCTTGGCCGATTGTTTGCATGATTGTTCCCTTTATTTCCCGTTAATTCCGACATGAAGTTTTCGCGTTTATCTGCCCGTGTTTGGCTTGCTGGTGGTGCGGTTTGGTTTGGTTTTTCCAGAAACCATGAAGCCTTAAAACTTCTCCACCCTCGGTTGCAAGCCATAGCCAGCGCAGCTTCCATCGTTATTCCTGCTTTATCGACCTCACCTCGGATGCCAGCTAAGGCAGTTGCCGTCAGCGGGGCTTTTTGGGCTTTCCGCTGTTTTTCAAAATCAAGCCAAGTCGTTTCGGTCACGTCTGCTGGGCGCGTTAGCGCTGTATTCTTTAAACCGATAGGTTTAACTAAACCCAATCCAGTACCAGTACCAGTACCAGTACCAGTACCAGTACCGTCCGTCCCATGCTTGTCCTGAGTCTGTCCCGTGGTTGTCCCGTGGGACAAGTCTGGGACAGCTTGTCTTTCCTGTGGCTGTCCAGCGCCCGTCTGCTCCCTTGCTCTTCTTTCCGCTTCCATCCTTGCGCGGTATGCGTCCTTCCGCATCTTTTCCTTGTTTTTGCGATCCAACATCTCTAAAACTCGCGCTGTAATCGTCTGGTGATAAAGCCTGCCGTCCTCCGCCTCTTGCCAGCCGCGCATGAGTTTTGGTTTTGCTTTAACGAAGGCTTTAATAGCCATGCCAAGACGGGCGGCAATCACCTCATCATCTTTTGGCATCGAGCCGCAAGGCGTTTGCTGCCAAGCGGTTGTCCAAAGCATCAGCAGCCACGGGCGCAGCTCAGGCGCTGCAAGCGCCCATGTGTCAGACTGAGTGACCTGATCTAGGTCTAGCTCAAAGCGGTAGCCTTTGGCTTTGGTATCGGTTGGGTATGGCGCGTCTATTGACATGGTCTTACACCGTTTCCCTTGATTTATTCCAGCAAACAGCGCAAAAGTATTTGAAGTACCTTTTGGCGTTATCAATCCGTTTTGCAGCGGTGATTTCAGCGGCATCCAAAACATCTTGCTTCGGCATAATCTCTAAAAATCGTTTGATGCTTAACAAATCTGCGCGGTTGTATGTTTCGCACCGATCTACTCGATCTAATACGGCTGCAATCTCCCACGCATCATCATCCAACCTTTCGGACTTTGCAGATAGAACTGCATTAAAACCTTTGATTTGCTCTTCTTTTTCAGCAACTTCTTTAGCTTTATCTGAAAGGGCTTTAGGTATGTCGCTTAACAATCTAGAGCCCTTACCAAGATTACATGGCTCACACGCCGTAATCAGATTGTCAATCTCATTTCCGCCGCCATCAGAAACAGGGTTTATATGGTCAACATGAAGTAGCACGGATAGCGGGTGTGCGCCGCAATACTGGCACTTAAAACTGTCACGCTTGAATACATCAAAACGTGTTTTTTTGCTTATTGATTTGCGTTTCATACCAAACCCCTTTCAAAATTAAAAAGTTTGGTATCAACGTCGCTAGCCAGCGCGTCGATCTTTTCAATCAACGCTTGCGTGACGTAGGTTATTTTTGTGATGCAGAGCTCAAACGGATTGATGCCCTGCGATTCACTGAGTACGAATAGCTGCGCCTTGATTGAGTCAGCGATGGCCGAACAGGCGTAGAGCTGATACGTGGTTTCAGTTGAAAATGCGGATAAAGATTGCGCGGCTGCGCTTGGTGATTCCATAATTGGACTCCATAGGTTGCGGTTAGAAAAACCACCCCCTACGACGCTAATCACGGGAGGTGACTCAATGGGATTAGCGTACTGGGCAACCTGCGGAGCAGAAACCAGCGGGCTTTGCAGCCCTCCCAAAGAGCCACCAAAACTGGAAGCACAAAAGAGAAAGCCGCAAAGGCTAAATGTCGTTGCGGCTATGTGCCGCAGGTCGCTTGGAACGCTAATCCCAATCACGCCTTTTTTTGACGTGACAGGCAAAGTATAGCGAGAATTTTGAATATTGCAAGTCATACCCTGCCCTCGAAATAAGTACGGTTATTCAAAACCCGCGCGTCAACACGTCCTTCGGGGTTTGGGCATTTCCAACCACGGCGGCAATCAGCGCAAAAATGTCGTGTGGCGTTGTTGAAGTCGCCAAAATTCCATGCGACGTAATTCATAGCGTCACCCCTGCTTCATTTAATCGCTTGGAAATAATCCCGTGTGCCAAACGCGCATCTCTACAACCGCCGTGGTGACGCTCGCCCAGCGCTTCCAAGGCTTCCAGTGCGAGCTTTAAGCACTCATCCTTCGCATTTTGAGCATTGGGTAATGGCGTGATAGCAGCGGGTTCATATTTGCCCGTCAGAACGTGCCAAGCCAAGTGCCAGCGCATTTTTAATTGTTCGATATTGTTCATTTGAGTGCTTTCCATGCGAGCGCCTCCTGAACTCCATCTAGTTGTACTTTTAATTCCACGTACCTCCATGCGTCCTCAGCCCACGTTGCTCTACATTTGTCTATCTCCATGTTCTGTAGAACAATTAACGCCTTTAGTGCTAAATTGTCACGGTTAAGGTTTGCTATGGTCTTCTTGGGATTAACGCTCATTTTGGTGTACCTCCCATGCTGTACACCCCTTGATGACGCATGCTGTTGGGAGTGAGAAGCTGTGATAAGCCTCGCGTGATGTATAAGCTATCATCTAGGTACTCCAGCGCCCGAATAGGCACGTTGTTGTTTGCCGTTGGGAATCCACTTAATTGGAGCAGGCGGTGCGGGCGGCGTTGGCTGTGGCTTAATCATGGCTTACCCTTGCCTTCCCTGAGCCGCGCCTGAAATACCCTCGCGTTGCAAAATGTTTTGCAACATAATCGAAACATGAATCTCTTGCACCGCCCACTTATGCAGCACGTCACGTACAATCTCGCTCTTATCTTTGCCCGTGGCGCGTTGAATCGCCTCCAGCACGGCATCTGTCTCGGCCGTGATCTTTGCACGCAGATCCATAAGTGGGAGACTCATAGCGTGGTCTCGAAGTATTTAGCCCAGCCAGCAGGGACACTGCCGCGCATAAGCCAATTTGATAGTGTGTTTTGTCTAACGCCAATTTCCCGTGCCAGCTTTGATACACCGCCAGCCGCAGCAATACGCGCTTTTAAAATTTCGATTTGTTTCATGGTCGCTATTCTAATCACGACCGTGATAATTTGTCAAGAACTTTTTATCACACAAAGAATAGTAGCATTTAAAAAATATGGACACCATTTCCAAACGGCTTAAATTTGTGCGCTTAAAAAAAGGCTGGACACAAGGCCAACTTGCGGCAGCGGCAGGCGTTAGCCAAGGCACGATCGGTAACATTGAGTCTGGCGCACGGCAGGCCAAGGCATCACTCATAGAAATATGTGAGCCATTAGGCGTAACCTACAAGTGGCTCGCTACTGGTGAGGGCGTCATGGATAATTCAAAAACTAATATCCACCCAGCGCAATCTCGCGCAAGGGTGCCGCTCGTCAGCCTATTGGATGCCGCCATGCTAGATAACATAAATAATCACATAAAAGATGATGTTGAATTTGTAGAGGCGTGGCACTCGTCGCCTAGCAGGGACGCTTTTGCAGTGGTTGTCGAGGGCGATTCCATGACTGCCAGCGCAGGGCAGTCCTTCCCCGACGGGTGTACGTTAATCGTTGACCCAAGCCGTGCAGCCAAGGCGGGCGACTATGTGGTAGCTAGGGTAGGGGCGGGTACGGGGCAACCTGCCACCTTTAAGCGCCTCGTGGCCGATAGCGGTCGGTGGTTCTTACAGCCCCTAAATACGGCATATCCGATGACCCAGATTGGCGACATCACTTGCGTGGTGGGCGTTGTAATTGAGTGGCAGGTGGGCGGCAAGCTCTAACCACAAGAAGAACCACACCTACACAGCCCGCCGTGCGCGGGGTTTTTTTCGCCTATTTTTTACAAATACGGGCAAACGATAGTAAAAATAATCACATACGCACAAAAAAACACTTGCTTTATTATCACGAGTGTGATTACAATAGGCCATCGCAAACAAAACGCGGTAAGAGCTGGCAAAGCTGATCCGAGCGCCAGTAAGCACCAATAGATGCGGCGGTGCGCTCCAGGTACTTAGTACCGATGTGTTTTGTAGCGATACGGAGAGATTGATTAGTGATGCGTTATCGGCACGAGCCACCGTAGAAGCTATGTTCCAAGCCCAAAGGACGTCGGAGCGGAAATGCGGCATAGCGCATCACTAATCAATTTCGCTAGCGTTTTGTGGTGTTGGTTTAGTCAAGTCTTAGCCGCTTGGCAAAAGTTTTTAAAACACTAGTAGTAGAAGAAAAATGGTGCTTTATCCAATAAGCCACCACCACAAAGCGCTATCGGTTTGTTGTTTTTGAAGTGCAGGCGCAGCGTGACAAAAGTCACGTGCTGGAGTCCGATTTAGTCGCCTTGCGCTTTGATTTTTTTGGAGATTGTGATGACGTACCAAACACCGCGATATGACTTTTCAGGTATCAAAACCTTTGGGCAATGGGTTGTTATTTTTATTGCCTTCGTCGCCATCCCAGCGGTGGGCCTTGACCAGTGGATTACAGAGGAAATGGCGCAAATTAAGCCAACGCCAGCAGCCTTATCCAACGCCGTGGTGATCGATGGCGTGACCTACAACAAACACGGACGGGTGCAGCCGTGAACGACTGCGACGAGCAAGACGACTGGTTTATGGCGGCGGTGTACCTACTCGCCTCAATCGGATTTATGAGCGTGGCTTTTTTTGTTGTTGAAATTTTAGAAAGGAATTTATGAAACACTTTTTTTTAATGCTTGAGCACAAATTCGCAGCCTACCTATCAAGCAGGGCGCAGTCATGGGAGGCGCGTACTTATTACACCTCGAGGCAATATGAAATTGACGAAGCCCAAAGCGGCACACAGCAGTTTCAATTTTAGATTTATAGGTTTGCCCGCACCTATTTAACGCGGGTATTTTTAAAGGAAATTTATCATGGCATTTTTAGCAAAAGACAGCGGCGGCGGCAACTTTAAAAAAGTTCCCAACGGCTCGCACATGGGACGGTGCTACTCACTTATTGACCTAGGTACGCAATTGACCGTGGGGCAATTCGGTGAGAAATTGCAGCACAAAATCAAACTCGGATGGGAACTTTGGGGCGAAGATGAACAAGGACAGCCGCTAACGATTGACGTAGGTACTAAACAAATGCCGCTTACGATTTCAAAGAGCTACACCGTGTCGCTGCACGAAAAGGCGTCGCTCCGCAAAGACCTAGCAGCATGGCGCGGCAAAGACTTCACCGAAGAAGAAGCCCGTGGCTTTGATGTGTCTAAGCTCGTCGGCGCATACGGCATGATCAATGTCACGACGAGCGAGACCAACGGCAAGACTTATACCAACGTGGCAGGCATCAGCCCAGTGCCCGCTTTGCTTAAAAACGCCAAGCCTGACCCTGTACACGCGAACGTGATGTTTGATCTTGACGCGCCTGATATGGCTTTATTTGAGACGTTCCACGAAAAATTGCAAGCCGCAATCGAGAAGTCGCCAGAGTTTCAAAAAGCAACGGGGCGCAAATTATCAGCGCCAACCAAAGACCCGTCAGATTTTGGCCACGACGACGACGACGTGCAGTTTTAAGGCTAGCCATGAACCTGTATTCGCTAACGACAGAACTAAGGGAGGCGCTCGATAGCGCCTTCGACCCTGAGACGGGCGAGCTACTACCCGTCTTTGAGGAAACACGCGCTCTATGGGGTTCTAAAGCCCGCGACGTTACCTCCTACTTGCTTAACTGCGAAGCCAACGCCGCGCAGTGCAAATTTCACATCGCGCAAGTAAAAAAGCGTGGTGATCGTGAGCAAAAAAAAGCAGATGCGCTGCGCAGTTATCTGATGGAAAACATGCGCGGCAGCGGCATCACGTCATTGAAAGCAGAGGACGGCAGTTTTGAAGCCAAGCTGTACATCGACCGCGATAAATCGGTGCTGATTGAGGACGGCGCAGTGTTTGATGCGTCGCTATGCAACCCACCTTCGTTACCAACACCAAGCAAAAAGCTAATCGAAGCGGCCATCATGCGCGGAGAAGCTATTGCAGGGGCGCGGATTGTGCATAAAGACCGACTGACTATTGCCTAAAAAACACGAATAGGAAAAATGAAATGAATTGCAAAATCGAAACAGTAATGACCACTGGGGGCGGCATCCGCATCTTTATTGAGCAGTACGATAGTGGCGGTGTGTTCGTGAACTTGCATGGTAAAGGCTCATCTATGTACATGGCATTAAATATTGCTGATGCCAAGCAACTGCTCGCTAACTTGCAGGAAGTAATAGATGCGGAGTTAACGGAATGACGCTTGCACAATTTAACCGCACTTGCGCAATTTGTAGCAACCATCGCCCGCAGCTTGGTGGCGGCGTAAGGTTTACGCATGGACTGCGCCAGTGGGTATGCGCAGGATGCAAAAACGCAATTGATAAATCAAAGGTGACGGCATGAACCAGCAACCAACCGCGATGACCTTTATCACCCTCACACCAGATCAGCTTGAGCAAGTATGCCAACGCGCCGCGACACTGGCTGTGTGCCAGTCCGCCAAAGATAGCGGGGCACTGTGGTCTAAAAAGCAAGTGGCCGATCATCGAGGCGTGAACCCTCGCACAATCGACAACTGGGTGAAAGCTGGTAAACTTTGCGCTCCCGTGGCGGGTCGCTGGCAACGGCATGAAATTATGTCAATTACGCAATAATTACGCAAAAATAGGCATCCTCATAGGGGAAATTGTTTCCTCTCTCCGGCACCACGGGCATGTATTCGTTTTCTTATAATAATGGAAACTCCCTATGAAGAATCCCCTTAACTGGGGATTTTTTACGTCCGTTTACATGCAAAATACGAAAAGCAATTACGCAAAAATTACGCAAAAAAGAAAACTCCCATGCCAAGCATCAAACCCTATGAGAACGGCTGGCGCGCCCAGGTCTATGTAAAGGGGCAACGTGCGACGCAAACCTTCACCAAAAAAAGCGACGCGGCGACGTGGGCCGAGCGAACGCGGGTAGAGCTACTCGATCAGTCCAATGGCAAAACGGGTGAGAAAAAGTCACTGCTAGACGCTATGCGTAAATACGCAAAAGAGGTATCACCCGCCCACAAAGGTGAGCGCTGGGAACAGATCCGCCTAAATGCTTTGGAGCAAGATGCGCGGTTGCCACTGCGTATGCCTATGGCAAAGGTGACAGCGCAGCACTTTAATGCGTGGCGTGACGCAAGGTTGACCGAGGTTAAGCCTGCCACGGTGTCCCGCGAGCTGGGGCTACTCAGTAGCGTGATGACTACGGCACGGCGCGACTGGGGCTGGATAAGCAAAGCGCCGATGGCTGACGTGCGCAAACCCAAAGCGCCAAAGCACCGCGAGCGCGTCATCGCATGGGGCGAGACAAAAAAAATGCTGCGTGGTTTGGGGCATGGCGTTGGCCAATCGCCAACAAGCTCAATGCAAGTGACGGCCTATGCCTTTTGCTTAGCACTGCGTACAGGCATGAGGCAAAGTGAGCTGACGGGGTTGACGTGGCCAAACCACTACGGGACATGGGTGTTGCTGGTTGACACCAAGAATGGGGACTCGCGCCAAGTGCCCCTGTCAGGCAAGGCGCGGCGGATATTTGAGATATTGAAAGGGTTGAAATCGCCGCTGCCCATCACCAGCGCCACGCTTGACGTGACGTTTAGACGCGCTCGCGTGGCGCAGGGCATGGACGGGTTCACCTTCCACGATAGCCGCCACACTGCCGCCACGCGCATCGGGCGCACCGTCGGGCAAGCTGGCAAGCTGTCATTTCCAGAGTTTTGCAAAATATTCGGGTGGCGTGACCCTAAGCACGCGCTGATTTATGTCAATCCTACTGGCGCGGAATTGGCTGATAAGCTCTAATTTGGTGGATTTACACCGCATCAAAATGCAACAAATTTGTTGTAAATAGTTACAATAAACACAACATCTATGTTATAATTTAGCCATGAATTCAAAGCAAATGAAAAAGTGGTTAGAGCAGCAAGGCGCAACATTCGCGCAAGGCAAAGGCTCGCATCTCAACATTTATTTGAATGGAAAGAAATCGGTGATCCCTATGCACGGTACATCTGAACTTGGCAAGGGATTGGAAGCCGCCATTAAACGCCAGCTTGGTTTGAAATAAAAGGATTGAATATGTTTGACTACCCCGTAACCCTCACGCCCGATGAGGGCACTGTGCTGGTGACATTCGTCGATGTGCCAGAGGCCATTACCTTTGGCGCTGACGAGGATGAGGCGTTGCTACAGGCCGTGGACGCATTGGAGAGTGCACTGTCTTTTTACGTTGAAGACCGCAAGCCACTGCCAGCAGTGAGTAAGCCTAAAAAAGGGCAGCAAACGGTGCGCCCTTCCGCATTGGAATGCGCCAAGCTTGGGGTGTACCAAGCGATGGTCACGCAAGGGATGAAAAAATCAGAGCTTGCTCGCCGTTTGGGTTGGCATATGCCACAAATTGATCGATTATTTGACTTGCGCCACGCCTCTAAGTTTGAACAAATTGAATCAGCGGCAAACGTGCTAGGTAAGCGTATTCATTTGGAATTAGCCTAACCCAACCCATGCCGATCACGGCATGGTGCGCACGCACCTAGCACTAGGCGCCCTGACCACTCGCCGCATAAATCACAATAGCCCTGCACGCCTTTGGCTAAGGGCTTTGAGTGACGCGCTATTGCTTGGGCTAAGAACGCTTCCTCCTCGGGCTGAGCATTATCAGCAATGTCGCTCATTTAGGCCATGCGCCTTGCAACAACAAAATATCGGCTACATGCCCATCAGCGCGTCGCGCCAGCTCTTGATACGCTTGGCCGCACTGCTGGAGTACGTCTCCAAGGGCAGCGGTTCGCTTATCTGGGGCGGAGGTGGATTCGCCGCTGGGGTTGTTGCTACGCCCTTGGATAGCAGCCCGCAAGCCGTCAAGCTCAGTGCGAGCACTATCAGCATCATGCCGCGCAGTTTGTAGGTTTTGAGTGTGTTCATTTTGCGCTTTCTGCACCGCCGTGGCGCGTAGGTGTTCTGTAAATCGTGCCTGTGATTCAGCCTTGAGTTTTGACCAACGAAAAAAAGAAAAGAAGGAAAAGAAGGAAAAGAAAACAGTTGCAAACATTGCACTTTTTTAATTACGTTTTAGGCATGGAGTTGTACAGCAGCTTGTCTTTGGCTTGACTGCCGTTAGAGCTGCCAAAGTAAAAGGCAATAATGCCCGTCCAAGCCGTGCCTAAGCTACCCAGCATAACAAGCAGTTCGTTTGATTGTTTCGCATAGCCTAACATCAAACCCAATAGAATCCCAAAAAAGCCAATTGTTACCAATCCCGCAAGCGCGGGCGGTACGTAGCTTTTTGTTTCCTTTTGCATACTCCGAGCAGAGTCTCGGTCTTTGACGGCAAGTTCTTCAAAGTTTAAATTCAGCTCTAGCGCTTTGGATTTTATTTCTATTTCAGCAAGTTGCACTGACGCAATTTGTTCCGCCGTCAGCTTGCCCGTCTCGATTGTTTTTTGCGCGTCCTCGGACGTAATGCCCATCACCTTCGCCACAATGCCATAAGCCATGCCACCAAATGGCCCTGCCACAGCGGTTGCCAATGTGGGCGCAATCATTTTTAACCAATCCATGGGTTGCTCCTAAGGGTTGAAGGTACGACTGCCGCCAGCTTTGAAGCTGCCAAACGGTAACGATTGAAGATGCGCCCAGCGAGGTGTTGCTGTTGGTGATTCATGCCAAAGCTCACACACTGAGAGCGTATATTGCCCCTGTGGTGTCAGCAACCACGTGTCTAGCGCTTCGTCCTCGTCGTGCAGGTCTATCGCCTGCCCCGTCATGTGCAGGCTTGTTTTAGAGGCATTTGGCACACACGCATTTAATGCAGGCGGTCGCCATCCACTGTTTACGATGGTGACGACGTTATCGGTTGCCGCCGTGTAAGCGTCCAGCAGCGCGTTTACCTTTGGCAGCAAGATCGTGGCATTGACTTTGATCGAAGCGGCGCACGGATATTTCTCGTCGCGCCCCATGAAGTATTGTTCGATTGTGATCATGGCTTTTGACCATTACGCTCTAGGATATTGAGCAGCCCTTCATTGCTTGCAACGCCGTTACTCGCGCCTTGCGCTACATCAAGAAGATTGTCTAATAGTCCAGCCATAGTGTTCCTGTTTAAAATTTATGTTGTAAAAGCTGCAAAAGTCACTATAATTTTGTGATGCTTCACTCAGACTTTTTATGGATAAAACTCTTTGTCGTCTTGGCACTGGCTTTTGTTTACCATTTATGGGTTGCTTTTACTGAACCGTAATAGCTGGTGCTGTTGCGACCGCAAGTTTTGCAGTAGAAGAAAGCCGTTTAAGTGTTGTTTTATCAAGTTGCAGCACAAAATCAGCGTCTTGTAATGCAGCAGCCGCCGCCTTTGGGTTAGCAAGCAAATCGGAAACTAATTTCCCTTTGTTTTCTGTCGCCATTTTTGATAAATAGGCGCGGAAATTCTCACCACCAAAACCTTTTAGCGTTGTAAACTTACCGATTGTTTTAGCAATCCCAGTGTCAAAAAAGCCAGAATCTAAAGCCCTGCTAATTTTTGCCGCTGTATCTGAGCCACGAATACCCGTGTAGGCCGCTTTTTCTGCGTTCCTAATATCTAACGCCACATTACGCATAGCGTTGAATTGATCTGGGTGCAATAGCTCCTGGAGCGCGGGGTAACGATCAGCAACATATTTCGGTAATGCCGCCCCAAAATCACCCGACGCTTTTGTTTTGCTTGCGGCCTCGGTCATAACGTGGCTTCGCAGCGCATCAAGGGCGGGATTAAAATTATTGCTGTTAAGCGTGTTTTTTAGGTTTTGAACGTCACCCAATAAGCCAGAACCGCCGTGCCATAATTTATTGGTAATTTCATTCCCGTTCAGCGTAAATTCCTGACCATAGGGTTTGCGCAGTATCGAGCTAATGTTATTCCCGCCCTTGTAAAGCTCCGCGTTTTTGCGCGTTAAATCACGCGCCGCGTTGTATTGCGCTAAAAATTCAGGCGACATATTCGTCCCCAGTAAACCATTGCCTTGTACGGCCGCATCGTCCGCCGCCTTAGTTAGCAAGCCGTTCATGTTGGATAGCACACCGCCCTCAGTAGCGCCCCCCGTTTTTTCGGCAACTGCCGCCGCCATCGTTCCAGAATCACGGCGCAACCGCTGGAACTCATCAAACGGCACGGAAACGGGGATTTTTTCAGCTCCTGGCGAATCGCCCATCATGCTTTCCCTTAGCCGCTGACTGGCATTAGTTTCAACCCGATCATTCGCAAATAACTTGCGGCCGCCGCCATTGTGCAAAGCCTCCAGCAATGTGTAAGGGTCTTCGTTTGCAATATACCCACGCTGCCACATCGTATGCGCTAGGTCGTCCAAAGACTTACCCGATTTATTGTTAATCAGGCCCGTCGTTCCAGATTCCTTAATCCCTAGTAGCTTTAGCTCGCCACCTTTCCCTTTAATGCCGCCAGCCCCGCGAACCGCCTGCTCCAAAGACTGCGACTTGTCAACGCGGCCTGTTTTTAATGCCTCCATAGCGGGTAGCTCTAACGTGCCGATCTCGTTTGCTTTTGCCAAAACGCGGCGTGCGTCTTTCCCTTCAATAACCGAGCCGCGCCCCAGTGGGTTCATTGCGTCTTGCATTGCCTCTAACGGCAAAGTTAGCCGCACATCGTCTTTTAACGCTTGGGCATAAACGCCGCCGTTACCATCGCCGCCCTTCCACGCACGTTGCGCAGCTAGGCTATCGTCCAACGCTTGGGTGCGAAGGATAGAGCCTATGTGCGACCCTGTTCTTTCTGACAGATCAGCAGCAGCCCCAAAAAAGCTGTCCGCACCGTTGGCATTTAAGGCTTGCGTTCTCGCGCGAGCTTGGTCACCATATCTATTAAGCAGCACATTGCCACCTGGCGCACCCGAGGCAATATTTTCTAACAAGCCCACATTAGGGTTGCGCACACCTTGATGCGCCAGCGCCTGTGCAAAAGTTAGCTTTGACCCATCAAGAATAGACTCTGGCGCGTTCATCGCAGCTCGCGCCAGGACTTGCGCCTCTTGCGGCGTTGCGCCAATTGCTTTCGCCAAAAGGTCGCCAGCGTTTGTTTTGACAAAAGGTTTAATGGCGTTTGCAACACTTCCCACAACTTTTAATCCGCCAGGCAACATCGCGCCAATCTTTCCCGATGCGGCGGCATCATCTGGGTTCAGTAAACCGCCCGCTGCAAACCCTACCGCGCCGCTAGTGCCTGTTCGCAAAGCCATATCAGCGCCTTTTGCGCCAAGCCATTTTGCGGCCTCTGGTAATACTTTGCCCGTCGTCATGCCGCTAGAACTAAGCGCCGTGGCTACTGCTGGGCTCGCCCCTAGAGCGCCCGCCGCTTTACCCAATAGCCCGCCCACAGGAAGCGTGGCGGCGATATTTGAGGTTAAACGCCCCGCTGCTGCACCGCTTGGCGCATTTTTTTCGTAATCGGCGTTACTAGCGTCAATGTCTGCTTTTACAGCGTCATAGTTTCCGCCCTTGCTGCCAAACAAATCGCGCAAATATGCGCCGCCCTTCGCGGCCGTATTGACCACATCTAAAAAACCTTGCCCAAGACCGCTTTGAAAGCCAGTTGCGTTACCGCCAGCAAGCAATGCGTCTTTCAGCGTGTTAGAAAATTCGCCGTAAGTTGACTTAAATCCAGCAGGCGTCGTTGCGGGCGCGGCCTTAGCAGGCGCGGACGCAAGTTTAAAATTCTTTTGCGCATAAGCCAATACCTGTTCTTGCGTTGCATCGTCAGGCGCAGAAATGCGATATTTTTGCCCATCAGGTGAGGTGATGTCGTATGAGGCCATTATTGACCCACTTTCTGTATGTCCCAGAGCGTTGCTGCTGGCGCGGACGCTGGCACGGGCGAGGGTGTAGCGCCCTCATACTTTGGCAGTGTCGCATCGGAAAGACCCGCCGCGCGGCGCTGCACCAATAGCGCGTCATGCTGCGCACTCATCAGGTTTCTCAATTGCGTAATCACCCCTTTTAATTGCGCTGGTGAACGACCCTTTTCCATCAGCGAGGCGAGTTCCTTGCGTTCTTCCACGCCGCCGCCGCTGCCAACAATAGCCTTGATGACCTCTTTCGCCACAACCTCTTTTG